CTTTGCTGATGTTCTAGAAGTCTCCAAAATTCTTTATGAATACTGTAAGAAACAACAAGAACAGGCACAGGAAGCACCCGAAGAGATGAGCGCAAATCAGGAAACCACTCAAGATGGGGGTAGTTCCACTCAAGATGGGGGTGAAGGTGAACAGGAACAACCTGGTGAAACTGAATCTTATGGTGGAACTGCCGAACAGGATCAACAGAAACCAACCTCTGCTGGTGGCGAACATAGAGAGGAACCAGAAGTTAAGACTGTTGATTCCCTAGAGCAGGCGCTGAAAGATCTTGTGAATCAGCAAGGTGAAGAGAATGTATATTTGGAACTTCCCACATTGGATTTGAAAAAGATTATTGTTCCTAATTCCGAAATTCAACAACTGTGTGATGATCAGTGGAGTGATCTTGAGGCGGAAGTATTTTATGAAGTCGATTGTCTTTTTTCTGAATTCAAGCGTTCGGCACAAAAAGAAGTAAACTATCTGGTCAAAGAGTTTGAGTGTAAGAAAGCAGCAGACTCCTATGCCCGTGCTACAACTTCTCGCACTGGTGTTCTAGACTGCACTAAACTCCATACCTACAAGTATAACGAAGATCTCTTCAAGAAGGTAACCACTCTTGCCGATGGTAAGAATCATGGTCTGGTGTTTATTCTTGACTGGTCTGGATCTATGGGACAGGTGATGCTTGATACTGTAAAGCAGTTGTTCAATCTCATGTGGTTTTGTAAAAAAACTAACATTCCCTTTGACGTTTACGCTTTTACTTCAGATTATCCTTTGGTGAAATATGATGATGAAGGTAAAGCAAATCTTCGTGAGAAGGCATATCAACCAAAACATGGAGTTGTTCACATTGGTGAATGGTTTTCTATGATGAATCTTTTTACTAGCAAAGTGAATGCTAAAACTCTAGAAAATCAAATGAAGAATATTTTCCGAATCGCATATTCATTCAGTCACTATTCTTCAATTAAGGTTCCTATTGGAATGAGTCTTTCTGGTACTCCTCTGAATGAAGCATTGATTTCTCTTCACCAAATTTTGCCTAGGTTCAAGCAGGAAAACAAACTACAGAAAGTTCAATGTGTAGTTTTGACTGATGGTGAAGCATGTGCTTTGAAGTATCATCGTGAAGTTAATCGCCGCTGGGAAGATGAACCTTTCCTCGGCACTGGACATATTGGACCTAACGCCTTCCTTCGTGATCGTAAGACTGGTAATACCTATTCTTGCGATTGTGAGTGGTATGAGTTTACCGATATTCTTCTCCGTAATCTCAAAGATACTTTCAGGGATATTAATTTCATTGGTATTCGTGTGCTTGAATCTCGTGATGCTGGTTCATTCATTCGCCGTTATTGTGGATACTATGGTGAAACTTTTGATAAAACAATGACTGCTTGGAAAAAGCAGAAAGCATTTTCTATCAAAACTTCTGGTTATACCACTTACTTTGGTCTCTCCGCAAACGCTCTCGCACAGGATACTGATTTCCAAGTAAAAGAAGATGCAACCAAGACTCAAATTAAGAGTGCTTTTGTTAAGAGTCTTCGTAGTAAGAAGATGAATAAGAAAGTTCTAGGTGAGTTTATTGAACTTGTTGCCTGATAAATAATTAAAAATACATGTTAAAAAAATGGGTAGATTTACAAGTTTAATTTCTGAAACTCCAGCACCTGCTCCAGCACCTGCAGCACCTGCACCTAAGGCAGCACCTAAGGCAGTTTCGAAACCTGCACCCAAACCAGTAGCAGCACCTAAAGAAATTGAAGAGTGAGGACACTCACAAAACTGTCTGTCGGGGTGCTTCGGTGCCCCTTTTTTCTTGTATAATAACTTCAGTTGAAACAAACAACCAAAGATCATGACCATCTCTGCCGATTACATCCGCACTTCCCTCCAAAATCTTTATGGTGGATCTATTACTAGTGCAGATATTAAAGCATGGTGTGCGATGAATGGTGCTAATTATCAGACGGTTTCTAATAAACTTTCCGATTACAAAGTTGGTCGCGGTAAGTGGAATCTTACTATCCAAGAAGCACGAGAGCAACTTGAAGAGGTTGTAAAAGCACCTGCTGCACTTCCTGCTGTTGAGCAAAATCTTATTCCAGAGAAAGATGATACTTTCGTCAAGTTTGGTAACTTTACTGATATTAAGAAAATTATTCAGTCCCGTCTCTTTTATCCTACGTTCATTACGGGTCTTTCGGGTAATGGTAAAACGTTCAGTGTGGAGCAAGCGTGTGCTCAACTTGGTCGTGAATTGATCCGTGTAAACATTACTATTGAAACTGATGAAGATGACCTTATCGGTGGTTTTAGGCTTGTTGATGGGAACACTGCATGGCATAACGGTCCCGTCATTGAAGCACTCGAACGTGGAGCAATCCTTCTCCTTGACGAGATCGACCTGGCTTCCAATAAAATCCTCTGCCTTCAGTCCATTCTAGAAGGTAAGGGTGTCTTCCTCAAGAAGATCGGTCGCTGGGTGAAACCTGCTGCTGGATTCAACGTTATCGCTACTGCTAACACTAAGGGTAAGGGTTCTGATGATGGACGCTTCATCGGCACCAATGTACTCAATGAAGCATTCCTTGAGCGTTTCCCTGTGACCTTTGAGCAGTCCTATCCTGCTCCTGCGACCGAGCAGAAGATCCTTGAAGGCGTTGCTCTGGACCTTGGTGTGGAAGACCGCGACTTCTGTAAGCGTCTGGTTGATTGGGGTGATATCATCCGCAAGACCTTCTATGACGGTGGTATTGAGGAAATCATCAGCACCCGTCGTCTGGTACACATTATCCGTGCCTACAGCATCTTCCAAGACAAGGCAAAGGCGATCCAAGTTTGCGTCAACCGCTTTGACGACGAAACCAAGCAAGCATTTGTGGAACTTTATGATAAGGTTGATGCCGATTTCCAAATGCCCGAATATTCTACTACTCTTACGGATATTCAGGAATACGCTTCTCAACAACCACTTGATTCGGAAGCACCTTTCTGATATAATTGGGGAAGGTAAAAATCCGCCTTCCCTTTATTATGGACGAACATCCTTATTCCATCATTGATGGTATGACCCCTTGGGGGCACAGTGATTATGAATTTTTGATTGCTAATCCAAATATGACTGACATTATTCCCAATTCTCCTGCAACTCCTTGGAAGTATAACGAAGAAGAAATTGTAAAAGAACTTCTTGAATATATCCGAGGCACTTATACGCAACATTATTCTGCAGGTGATGATAAGATTCAAACGCTTGACCTGATTGAAGCGTGTGGCGATGGTGAAGCATTCTGTCGCAGTAATATTCTCAAGTATGCCTCTCGCTATGATAAGAAAGGCACTGCACGTCGTGACATTATGAAGATTTTGCATTATGCTGTTCTTCTAATGAATTTCAATGACAAGAACGCACAACGCGAAACCTACCCCCAATGAAACTGAAACCACAAACTATGAAACTGTCCGACAACACCCTGACCATCCTCAAGAATTTTGCTGGAATCAATAATTCAATTCTTGTAAAACAGGGGGCTAAGCTTCGTACTATTTCTGTTGCTAAAAACATTCTTGCAGAAGCAGATATTAATGAAGAGTTTCCTCGTGACTTTGCTATCTACGATCTCAATCAATTCTTGAATGGTCTGAGTCTTCACCAGGATCCTGATCTTGACTTTAAGGAAGATTCTTATTTGAGTATTAAAGAAGGTAAACGTCGCGTCAAGTATTTCTTTGCTGATCCGAATGTTATTATCTCTCCCCCAGAAAAAGACATTCAACTTCCTTCCAAGGACGTTTGCTTCCAACTGGATAGTGCTTCTCTGGAAAAACTGGTGAAAGCAGCACAAGTTTATCAACTTCCCGATCTTTCTGCTATTGGTGAAGCGGGTGTAATTAAATTGGTGGTTCGTGATAAGAAGAATGATACTTCTAATGAGTACGCCATCGTGGTTGGTGAAACTGATAAAGAGTTTAGTTTCAACTTTAAAGTTGAGAACATCAAGATTATTCCTGGTGCTTATGATGTCGTAGTTTCTTCTAAACTTTTGTCACAGTTTACCAATACTCGCTATAACCTGAAGTATTATATTGCTCTAGAACCTGATTCTACTTTTGGATGAACGCAAATCAACTACGTGTCC